TAAAAACATTTATCTTTTGCAACAACATCACAAGGGTCGCCATATTTCTTTTTAAAAGTTCGGAGTGTTGCAACATCATCTGTTGGATAAGACCTTTCAACTACTTCTTTTGCTAACGCCCTTGCACTTTTATATAGTGCGTCAACAAGTTCTCTTTGTCGTAAAAAATCCTCTTTTTCTTGTGTGTTTTCATCTTCAAAAGAAAATTTCATTTTACCAAAGAGTTTATTTCTTAACTCGGTGTTCATTCGTACTTTAGTCATTGTGTCCTTTCTTTTTTATTGTTTATTTTATTTTCAAACAAATCTATTGCATTACTAATAGAGTTGTATTCAGTTTTTGTAATTACAACATCAGCTAAAGTATCTAGTGCTTTTTCTAATAAAGTTATTACTTTCTGTATTTCTTTTTTATTTTGCATGATTTGAAATTAGCACTTGACAATAGGATAGTCAAGGACTATATTTGATTTAATTATTTAAACCATTTATGAGTATTAAATAATGGGACAACTACAGGTTGTTAGTAGCGGGGATTGACCTAACCAACGCAATCTGTACTGATCCCTGATCCATTGTCTAAACACGGTGCGAAGAGCCTCTTCAAGTGCAATGGATCTGGGATCAGATGCGTTGAATATCCAAATTGCAATTTGGGTATTGTAAGAAGTACCGGTGATATGGGAATTAACCTCCGCTACCGGACTGATCCCTGGTCCAACTGTGCTTCGATTACGCTGTGCAGTGGACCTGGGATCAGTCATTATTGACTGTGAGACTTAACACTATAACACGGTGGGTGCGTAAAGGATCCTCGAATGCCAACTGAAACATACTGCGTTGGCCCCCCGCGTAGCATAGTGACTGATCATTATTTGCTGGATCAATTGGTCTTAAGACTCAGGCGCGGGCTAGCTGTTAGCTGAGCGCCAGTTGATCCTGCTAATAATTATTTGCTGGATCATTTTATATGAGCCCTGTCCGGACGTTAAACAATTGTCACCGGGCTCTTCACTGAGATGGTCCTGCTAATAATTTGCTGGACCAATGTTTTTGACTGTGAGTATAAACACTAAAACAATGGTCGCGAGGGACTGATGCGGTCCCAGGATCTGATTAATACCGGTTAAAAAGATCCCGCCATCGTAGCTGGCGTTGGTCCTGCTAATAATTGCCACTTTAGAATGATTCTAAAAATCATTCTAAAGAAGAAAGAATTAAGCGCCAAGCTTCAAGCAGCAAGCTTCAAGCTTGACAGTGACTGAAGGATATTATAGGATTAATTTAGAAAGGAAAAAAACATATGAATAAAGAAGATAAAAAAATCATAAACATGTCCGCTCAATTTTTAACTGAAGAGTTACCAGATAATTTTCAAGATTGGGAGGACGAAAAGTTATATGAGTGGGTTGAGCAGCACGCCTGGCAGCCCTTCGAAAATTGGAGTGGTAAAGATTTATTAGAACAAATAATAAATTGTGCCAGAGTATGAAAAGAATTAAACACAACGACTTAACACACTATTTCTTGCGGCCGCATCAGGAGCTGCCGCAAGCTTATCTTGCCAGCTGTGAAAAGTTTTTTAAAAGCATCAAGCAACGAGGACTTACAAAAAGAGAAGAGCGCCTAGGTTGGATAACTAGAGGCCACGAGCTACAAGCATCAAGCAGCAAGCGCCAAGCGTCAGGCGTTAGAGTTGACAAGATTAAATTATAATGTTATTATATCCTATAAACTAAAGGAGAAAAAAGTATGAAAGTAAAAAAGTTCTTAAGTAAAAAAACAGACAAGAAAACAAAAATAGCAATATTAAAAAAAATGTTAAAAGCTTGCGACGCTGGCAACGGCACAGTGACAGTTAAAGCAGCTAGAAAGATTATCAATGAATACTAAGGAAGCGTGGCAGCTGGTCGGAGGATTAAGCAAGCCATCAAAGATGCCCGGCTGGTCAATAGGTATACCCGCGAAGGAATGCAAGACCGGCAAAAAATTAAGACAAATAAAAAATTCAGTTTGTGAAGGCTGTTACGCTCTCAAAGGTTGTTATGTTTTTAAAGTTGTACAAGAAGCTCAATACAAAAGACTCGAAGCAATACAGCATCCTGACTGGGTCACCGCAATGGTAACACTAATTAATTCTAAAAAGCCCGATGTTTTTAGATGGCATGACAGCGGCGACGTGCAGGACGTGCAGCATCTGGAGAAGATCTTCAAAGTCTGTGAGCTCACACCCAGCAAAAGACACTGGATGCCAACCCGTGAAGCGTGGATCAAGGACCATATGCAGGCGGCGCCTGAAAACTTAGTTGTAAGATTTTCATCACCAATGATTGACCAGGGACCAGTGAAGAGCTGGGCCAACACGTCGACGGTGTCAACAAAATCTAGAACATGTCCAGCCCCTGATCAAGACAACGAGTGCGGCGACTGTCGAGCTTGTTGGGATCCGCTGGTAAAAAATATTGAATATGGTAAACACTAAAATGTTTGTATTTAAACATCCAAAATATTATAAAGAATTACGCAAGCGTAATAAATCTGATCAGGTCATTAGCTCTAAAAATCGCGACGGCGAGTGCGAGCGTGCACCTGGTCAGGGCCTCAAGCCTCAAGCTCCAAGCACCAAGCAACAAGCTATAGAAGAATCAGTTCCATACACTGATGTTATAGAAGCCTCAAGCGTTAAGCTTCAAGCTCCAAGCGTCAAGCTTTCGAACCAACCTGAGCAAGCATCAAGCGACCCTGAGCAAGCATCAAGCGACAAGCGTCAAGCCCCAAGCAGCAAGCGTCAAGCTTAAACCCGCAAGCGTCAAGCTCCATGATGCGTGAACCACGGAAAAGTTTCACGGTACCCGGACCAAGGGCCTCTGCTATGATGAATGTATTGTGTGGATGCTTCACATGGAAGCTAATTTGGTGTGGTGAGAATCGTATTTTATTCCCCTTACAGACCTTTAATTCTACAGTGAAAAAGTGACCAGAACTATTATAGCCCAATAGATCGGGAGTACCAAGTAAGCTATTATTTTCAAGTCTATTCCACGATATTTCAGGTATAAATTTTTTAACTTTTGCATATAATTTTTGTTCTGGTTTCAAGGGAAGTTAGTAGTCCCGTAAAAGTTTATCAGGTAAGACAAGACTCGATGGTTTTTCGGTTTTCATAACCAATCTATGTGCACTATGACCAGGCTGACCAATGATAGGAGTAGCGTTCTCATGTACTTCCATTCTTCGGATAGCATGTAGTTTTCCATTTATCTCTACGTAGATGACAGCGTTTTTTACTGCATCAGAACCTTTCGTAAAGTTGCTTAGAAACAACTGCAAGTCTTGTACTCTCATGAATTTTTTCTTAACTTGATAGATAAATCCTCTATCACTTTTTTGTAACCTTGCAAGAGATTTTTATTTTTCTCATTTTCTGATGCAATTTGTTTTAATTCCCAAATTTCTTTCTTCTGTTCTTCTATCAATAGCTTGTAACCATCTATTGTGTCTTGTAATTCGCTTGAACTTCTATGTACTTTCATTCTTGACATTATAGGATAGTTCCCTTAAATTGTCAAATATGAATTTTTTAATTTGGCATTTAATAGCCATCGTTTCTGTAATGGGATGCAGTTTTATTATAGGATATAGTATAGGTAAAAAACATGGGTGTACCAAAAAGATTAACTGAAATGCAACAACGCTTTGCTGAATTTTTAGTATTCGGTGGACCAGACGGACCAATGACTAAACGTGAAGCTGCTATCGCTGCTGGTTATAGTAAGGATAGAGCTATGCGTGAAGGATCAGAACTTACAAACCCTAGATACTCACCACTTGTTGTAAAACATATTGGTGAACTAAAAGAAGAAAGATTAAGAAAACATGAAGTGACTTATGAAGGTCATGTTGCAGAACTTGCAAGACTTAGAGAGGCCGCTTTAAAAAAAGGATCATTCTCTTCAGCAGTGAATGCGGAAGCAAACAGAGGAAAAGCAGCAGGACTATACATAGATAGAAAGATAATAAAAACAGGAAAATTAGAGGACCTATCAGAACAAGAGCTAGAAGCAAAAATGAAACAGATAATAGACGACTACGGGCAGTTAATAAATGTAACTCCATCTAAATCTTCTGAATCTTCTTTACCCATTGACGAGGAATCATCGTCCGATCCCCAAACGTAATACCATCTTCATCTTTATCATAAGACGCAAATAATTTTATAGACTTATCATCTTTAGAATATAACCAACCTTCATTAACTGGAAATGCTAATTTCATTTTATCAAACTCTTTGTCATTAGCCCAGGCAGAGTCACTTACGCAGTCGACCCACTCCACTCTAACCTTCTGAAAAGGTATATCAGGAGTCGTGTTAGTGTTGATAGCTTTTCTTCTTTTCTTAGGCATACATCCTTTTTATACCTTCGACACTATAAGACAAATTTTTTTTTACACTGCGCTTTTTTTTTAAAAAATAAAAAAAGTGTCGAAGTAGGGTGGATTTGACCTATAACAGTTGGTATCATTGAATAGTAGCTTCTACCCCTAGGGGTCGCAGAGGGGTCGCAGAGGTGTCGACAGGTGTCGACATTTGAGGGAACTTTGTACACTTTTGACGCAGAAAACTTAGAATCATTCTAAAGAAGGGCCAAATTGTCGACACTATCGACCCCTTGTCGACCCCTCTGCGACACTTCATTATCCTATAAAATAACCTTATCATCTGCCTTTTTTTCGCCATACTTTCGCTCGTATTCTGCCTCAATCTGTAACATTAGATCCGTGATCCCTGGTCCGTCCAGCTTGACCACATGCTCCATGGCACGTGCAACAAGGTCCCGTCTGTATTTTATCGCCTTATTTCTTACTTGAACTTGGTCTATTCCCCATCTCGTTTGATCTGTCATACTTTCTATACTCCTCTATTAGTTTTTCCGACGGATGCCACACATCAACAATACAATGACATTCAGGACATGATAAATTACTAACTATATCATAATCCTCATTATCTATCGTATCGTGATCTCCACCCCATATTAACTCATGTCCACAGTGCCAACAGTTCATGTTTCTCTTTCCGATTATATTTCTTTTTATTCTTGATTACCTTGTGTTTGAAGTGCTTTAATTGCACTGCAATAGGATTACGTTTTTTATTCCTTTTTTGCATGTTTCTCAAACTCTGCCAATAATGAAGGCATGTCCCCTTGTTTAATTATATTTTCTTTCTCATCATGCATTAGGTCATAATACATGTCTATTCTCTTTAAAGCCTCATGTTTATAGCGCCTTAATTCAGGTCCTTCAACTTTGAATTCCTGATAATATAGGTCAGGCGTGCATACCATGATAACTCCCTGTTTAATCTCTGAGCCGTAGACATAGTCGTGGGCCATCGCGTACATTGCAATTTGCAAATAATAATCTTCGATCCATTCTTTCTTTTTCGGACGGTTAGCTTGTTTGAAGTCAACGACAGTTTCCATACCATTATGATTACAGATAAGGTCTGTTTGGCCTGCGTATAGGCCCGGATAGTGTAACGTAACTTCGGAACCATAATACTCTTCCACTGGCGCAAAGCCAATCTCAATAATTTTTTTGGCCATGGGACTCGCCTGGCGTCCGAGTTCTGTAAGATCATCGTAACCAACGCCCGTGACATAAGATTCGAGGAATTTATGCATACTGGTGCCCCGTGCACTAGATACATTCTTGATTCTGTCTGCTTCTGCTTCACCTACTTTGGCCTTCCATTTGGTTAAAAATTCTGTATTTTTGGTAGCCCCTAATATAGTAGTAACACTAGGAAGTCTATAAGAACTTATCTCATAAACTCTTTTTCCTGTATCCGGATCTGTTATTTGTTTTCCCTCTAAATAATTGTATTTATTACTTTTCTTCATTTTTTATTTTTTAAATATTTAGGTGCAAATTTAACAACGTTATTTATAGGCACTTGATCATGAAAATTACCACTTACACTTATTCGTGTGCAATTAGATTTATAAGGTGCAACGTAATGTTTTAACCACGAAGGAAATATAAACATATCTCCTTTTTTAGGAGAAAAAGATAATGTAGTTACTGCATCTCTTGGTCCTTCTCCATATAAAAATTGTATTCCTCCAGGTCCGCAAGATTTACCTACATAATTTTTTTGTTCTTCCTCTAATTCTTTTGGCATATCAAGATAGATAACAAATGATAATCTACCATCATGATCGTGTGGTGGATTATACTCATGTTGTTTTTGATAATTTACCCATAACGCTGACAAGACATACTCAGGTTTTACTTCATAAGGTTTGCTTTGATATCTTTCAAAAGCTTGATCATAGACTCCTATAAACTGGGAAAGTCTTGGTAGTATTAATTTTTTTGACTCTTCAGAGTAACCTACTTCTTTTTGTATTTGTCCTGCCAATTTATCTCTATAGTCTTGTTTATTTTTTTTACCTTCTTTTATAAGTAAATCTATAAATGCATCATCACATTTAAAATATGTAACACAAGGTCCCCAATTAAATATAGATAATTTTATTTGTTCTGGTTCATTCTTCTTCATATTCTAACTCCTCTTGTTCTTTTTTAAAACCTTCCATAAGTTCTTCATGTAAAGTTTTAGGTTTAAATATCTCATCAAATCTTTTACGATAAGTATCATTAGATGGTCTTGTAATACCATCAAATGTTCTACCTTTTTCTTTTGCCATATAATCTTTCCATTCTACGTTTCTCTACATACTTCAAATGTTTAACCCAAGCCCAGGAGTTTATCTTTCCAGACCACTCCATAACTTTATCTAAAAACATATAAATTATTTTATCGAACATCTTTTTGTACCATCTTATACTCTTCTAAAGAAATTACATTATTTTTTAATGCGTTGCTTGTGTAATGTTCTATGACTTGTTGTATCTTAGGTAATTTAGTATGTGCAAAAGGCCATATTAAACAGCATACATAGTATGCATCTCTGAATGTACAACGCCATCTGTATTGTTTGAGATAAGGTGTACCATCAACTCGTTTACCTTTTACTTTCTTAGGGGTCAATGTGCCAACACCTAATACTTCATGAACCCACATCAAAACAGATCTATCTGTCATCGTGATCTCCATCGAGAGTCTTAGACTATTAGAGTATCTATAGCCAGGTTTACCTTTATGTTTCTTTTTTTTCTCAATACCACGTCTAATGTGAATACTACCTTCGCCATCAAACAATCCTGCAATGTATGCTTTGTCTGTATCAGGAACCATTTTGTACCACCATTCTCAACACAGTTGTGTATGGATTGGGACTCAGATCTCTAGTGCACTGAATAAGAAGGACCATCAATACCAATATCGTCAGTATCTTCATAATCATAAATTTCCCCTTGTGAATCACAGTCCCAACATTGATGAACCATGTCTTCTTTTTCTATAATACAAGCAACTTTTACATAGCCATTACCTTTACAGGTAGGACATACGTAAACCTTCTTAACTTTTTTTGAACTTGCCATTTAATTTTTTCGCTTTCTCGTTTGCTATTGCTTCTATTGTCTTTGCTACTGATAATTTTGCATCAGGCAATATTATCTTTGATAACTTATCTAAAGTAGCGTATGTTTCTTTACTTAAAGAAACGTTTTTGTATTTAGTCATGTCTGTCATGTTTACTTCCTTTCATGTTAAAGTAGACTATATAATGCATAATATAGGATTGTCAATGACAAAATTTATTTTATTAATGGTTTTGTGTTCCGGAATAGCACAAAATGAATGTAAAGTTATACCCACTCATGAAGAGTTGTTTGATGATTACCATAGCTGCATAGTTTATGGTTATAGTTATTCACACAGATTATTAACAGAATTTGATCCCGAATGGGTTAACAGTATGGAAGTATATACTAAGTTTTCGTGTAAAGTTGACAAGATAATTTAATTATGTTAGTGGATTAGATCTTCTCACCATTAACCTATCCCACAATATTTCCCCTCTTTAGGGATAGGTGATTTTAATTCATATCAAACCGGCTGCTTTCCGTCGACGTACTCACAGCCAGCCAAACTCCAGGTTGCTACCTTGCGGTCATCGCTAACGTACAGGGAAATGCCATTGGCAAGATTTGGACGCCCTTGAGCTTTCAAATTTTATTTACAAATACAACCTTGTAGACTACCGCTACCATCGTGCATAATATGCAAATGTAAAGTATCAGCGTATCCGCTTAGTTTTAGTCTTAGTATTTCGCATATCTCCATGCAATCGGCTTTTACCAATAATGAGATATGTTCCATCATCTCTTTTGTGACAGGAACTAACTGATACAATCCGTCGTTTAGTATTATTAACTCCATTACTTTTTCTTTTTTCGATTAGGTCTAACATACTCTCCCGTTCTGTTTCCCCATTCGATTATACTTTTTATACCTGGTGCTTTTAAATCTATGTCTACACCAAAAGATCTCCAAGCTTTTTTCATAATGTTTAGTTCAAGTAAAAGGTTAGACCATTGACCAGGATTGGTACCATCTACTGTTATTGTTATAGTTTTTTCTTTCATACCTACAATGTAGGATAATTTAGGATTATTGTCAACCCTGTCCTTTGTAACGAGTCTGTTTTTTTTGTCTTTTTTCTGACTTATTTAATGATTTTTTGTGTTTCCGTGGTCCACGTTTCTTGGGCTTATCACGGGGTGTAAAGAACTTAAAACTTTGTCTAGCCATCTTTCCATTCTTTTACAAAAGGATCTGCATCTTTTGGTTTTGCAATGTGTGGTAGATAACTTATTTTACCATTTACATGTTGCTCTAAATCAGAACCACAATTCATACATCTATACAACTCAGGGGTTAAACCAACTAACATAGTAAATTCACTACATGTTGGACATTTACCATTAACCACTTCTGTCTGTATTTTCATTATTGACAACTTAAACACTCATCGCTGTCATTGTCAAGGTCTGCGAGTGCTTCTTCTTTGCAGTCTTGGCTGCAAAACATATCTAATTCGTCTTTAGGTTCGAATTCTTTTTTACATTTAGTACATTTTTTCATTACTAATCTTCTATAATCTTTTTGATCGTTTTACTACCGTCAATATTATCTTCGAGTTCTGCTTTTACTTTTCCACATTTATAATCAATAGAATCAGTCTTATCACGCTCTGCGACACGCTTACCCTTTAAACAATCACTCATTGCAGGTTGTATTCTGTGTTCCATCAGCTCTCCTTGAATAAACATACAAAGAGCTATAACTCCTTCAACTATCATTCATGACCTCCATTTGCTCTTACCTTATCTTTTAATACCTCTATATCATCTAATGCTTTTTCTAATTGTTTAGTCACAAATTGTATGTTGACTTTGTTATGCATCATGTCCTCGATCCGTGTTTCAATCTTCTCGGTAGTTTTATATAAATCTTCCAGCAACATCAGCTGCTCTTGGTCCACAGGGACCTGTTCAGATTTTTTAAGTAAATCTGCACTCATTAATTCTCTAGATGTTTCTAATGATACTAACCTTGAAGTCAGCTCTGTATATGCGAACACGCCCATTGCGACGAGCACGATCAGGCTAGCTACGGTCTTCATCGGCATCTGTACACGTGCCTCTTCTCCGATGTTTAGTGGTTTATTACTCATTCAATTTCATTCCAAGCTTTATTATCAATTCCTACTTTTGGTTTTGGTAATGGCAATATATAATCTTTAGAAGGCATTTTCAATGTTGTATTATCCATGGTTTTAGCGTCTGGATTAGCCTCTAAGTATTTTTTCTTTTCTTCTTTCCATAGATTTTTACGTTCTGGTCTTTCCTCACTTGTATCGGTAGGTACAATACCTCTACATTTTGATACTAATAGATTAAAGTTTTGATTGTAGACTAGACTAGGATTTCTGTTTACCTTATTACACATCTTCATCAATTCCAATTGTTGCTTCAATTGCACATTTTCTTTCGAGGTTTTACAGTCTGTGCCTAGGTATTTTCTGTATGTAAGTCTAATGCTATTATCCTCTCTTTCGTCCCAGCTATTATTGTAATTATTATAATCGGAATCTCTTTTTTCAACAGACACATCAACCTCACCACATCTTACACCATACTCATTAAGATATTCGTTTTTAGGATATGCAGGACCTGCACAGAGAGCCAATGCTGTTAACATTATTATAAGAATCCCTGTAAAATAATAATTCATCCTGGCAATCTCCATAGTTCATCCTAATAATTTATTTCTCTGTTTAAATCTTTAATATCCCATTGCATTTCATTTACTTTGTTAGCTAATACTTCATATAAATTTTCTGCCATTTCCCATGTTCCTTCAGCTCTTTCAAGTTTACCTGCAATAAGATTTGTTTTTTCTGTAAGTGAAGTTATATCTCTTTGAATGTTTGCTATCTGTGTTTTATTTTCATTGATAGTATCTGTTAAGTTTACCACATACTTAACGCCTGTAAAAGTTCCAACTAAGACTGAAGCCACAACTGGAACTAATACAAAGTTTTTTTTCAATAAAGTTGCTAAATCCATTACTTAACTATGTAGGCTATAACAAGTACAGCAACTACAAGACATTCAATCTTATGTTCTGACCAGTAATGCGTAGCCTTACTTTTTATTTTATCAATCATTTTTTTTCTCCTCGATTTCATAGAAGAACTTGTCTGTATCTTCTGTACGCCAAGCTCTACTATCTTCAACATTCCACTCAGAGGTCTGCACTTTCCAATCGGGAATATCATCTTTCACAGTGAAAGAAGGTATGTCCCATATACATCTATTATTAGGTTGTGCTGCATAATTACCATCATCTAGTGCAATTATGTGAGCGCACTTGTGCTCGTGCGGGATCTCTGAATGATCAGTGTCAAGTATATTAGACTCTGGATGTGCAAAGTCAACTGTAAATAAATATTTTCCTGGATGCCATTTTTTGTCTTTTCCGATATACTTACCGGCTTGTCCGTCTAATATATCCCAACGATGGACAGAAGGATAATAAGAAAAACAATTCCAGAGCTGTAGTTCATCAAGTCGTCTTGTGGGCACTCCGGATGGTTCAAATCCCTGTTGAATAAACGCGCTAATTGGTAGGCGATAAAATATTGCACCGTTTTCCATAATAGCATGAAATAGTATAGCCCGACCTGTAAGAGCGCTAAGACCAAAGATAATACAGTCAGCAACTTGTCCATGATGTTTTTTAAGATCATATAAATATTCCTTTCTTATTTGTGCATAAGTTGGTGGTATGTTTGCGTTTAAGTATGCCATAGTTTATCCTCATTTAATATTACCCCAATTTGGTCCAAATTCATAGTCTACTTTGTTCTTGACCATTAACGGTATTGCAGTTTCCATTATTTGTTGAACCGTGGTCCGTGTTTCTTGATCCTTGATTGATACACAAAGCTCATCGTGTATCTGAATGTGAGGGACTATACCTTTTTCATATAACAAGACCATTGCCTTTTTTGTCATATCTGCGGCTGATCCTTGTATCAATCTATTTAAAGCTTTGTAAGTAAAAGCAGGAGTAAAGTATTCTGTAAACCAGAACTGCCTTTCTTTTTCTGTATACTCTTCTATTTTCTTTTCAGATTTAGCGTTAAATAATAATTTAAATTTATCCCAAGCATCTTCTTTTGATAGTAGCTTAGGAGCAACATATTCTCCTTCATATTTAATTGTACCATCTTTTTGTTTTATTTCTTTAGCTTTAGGGTCCCACTCTTCAAACTTACGTATTTTATTGTTCCATCTTTTATTAACACTTTCGTATTTATCAAATCTACAAAACCTGTCTTCAAGAGTAAAAATTAATTTATTATTTTTAGCAAAACTCATTAGACCATCTGATAACTTTTTAACAAAAGGGACTTTTCTATGGTAAGTATCAAACAAAGTTTTTGCTTGAGCTGTATCTAAATTTAACTCTGCTGCTAGTTTACCTTTACCCATACCATAGAATAAACCTAAATTAATTGTCTTAGCTTGTTTTCTAGATATATTAGCCATATCAGCTACTATCTGGTGAAAGTCTGCTTCAGAATCATCAAATTGTTTTTTTAATTCTCCACCTTCTTTTTCGTTCATTATCTTCTTTATTGCATAATGTACCACAATCCTCGGTTCCTGCTGAGAATAGTCAAAACTACCCCATCTATGGCCTTCCTCAGGTATAAATAACTCCCTCATCTTCTTTCCTATAAAACCTTTCGATGGAATCTGCTGTAAATTAGGGTTACTCATTGAGAATCTACCGGTTACAGTTCCTCCACCGTCTCCTCTAATTTGATTTATATCTGCATGAATTCTACCTTCATGAACATAACCTCTTAAACCCTCTACAAAAGTATTCAAAGCTTTGTCATACTCTCTTGCTTTAGATACTAATCTTAAAAATCTATCTTCGTGAGTTCTTAAATAATCTTTTGGAAGTTTAGGCATTCCTGACTTAGCAGTCTTTTCAAAGTTTGTTATCTCTCTATTATCTAGTAATTGTTTTATAGAAGTTGCTGCCCACAACTGTACCTCAACACCTGTTTTTGTTTTAATAAACTTAATTATTTTATCTCTACATCTTTTTAATCTTTTACCAAAGTGTTCAAGTTTTTGGGTATCTATTCTAACTCCTGTAAATTTCATGTCAACTAGACAAGGAAACAATCTTGTTTCTAATTCAAATATATTTCTACATGTATACTCTTTATTGTCTTCGGGTTTTATGTATAATACTTCATCTAATTTTTTATTAAATAAATTCCACAATTTTAAAGTTAAGTCTACGTCTTGTTTTGCATAATCTTTTACTACACTAGAAGGTAGTTTGTGCATATTAGACATTGGATCTTTTTGAAAACCACCAGACCAATCAAAAGTTTTTTCTTGTAAGTCATACTTGTATTTATTTTCACCAAGAAAATCTTTGGCCAAAGCATCTAATCCATATTTAAATCTATTCTCATCAATTACAGAAGCAGCTACCATTGTATCTAACAATCTTCCTTTTAACATCTTACCTGTCGTTGCTCTTAACCAACAAACATCATAGATTGCATTATGAAATACCTTTGCAATCTTATCGTTTTGTAAAAGTTTTGTATTCATTTGATCCCAAAACTCTTTTAATTCTTCTTCTGATTTATCATCGTCACTATGTTTCAATGAAAAATAAACTGTGTCTTTACCGGTAGCTACAGCTACCCCTGTAATAAAACCATCTTGTCTAATTGCACCTAAACCTTTTGTTTTAAGATTTGGATCGTAAGTTTCTATATCGATAGCTACTGTATCTACACCTTCTAAGTCTAGATCAATTGGATGTTTACACATTGTAATCCCTTTCTAATATCATTTCTAAATAGTGTATTGCTTTCTTAATATCTTCTTCTTTTCCTTTCATAGAATGCCTACAAATATACTTTATAGCGTTGCCTTCTGCAAATAAAAATTTATTTTCATTTATAAACTCTGCCGGTTGTATGTTAAAATTTTTATAATGCTTCCCACCGTGCTGCTTGTCTAGTGATTTATAACCCATTCCTTTAAATATACTTTTGTCTGTCATGTTTCCTCCTTTTAAAGTTCTAAAATTTCTCTCCAATTTTTTTGTATTTTTGCTAAAGAATAAGGAGCAGAAGATCCTATAGTCCAACAATCTATTCTCCCTCTACTATAAGCAACATAAGCTAGTCTTGTTGCTTCAAAGCCTTTAGTTTCTGGATAGTATGTTGATAAATCTATTATTATATTATCAAAAGTTAATCCTTTCACTTTATGTATTGTATCGTGTTGTACCCTTGGTTTTTTAGTTGTGTCCATATTATTAGTTAAAACATGATTGATGTAAGGTATTTTATCAATTAATTTTTCATTTTTAGAAAGAGCTTCATAGTTTAAAAGTTGAGAAAGTCTTTCAAATTGTTTTACTTCTGGTTTTAGATAACCTGTATCTATAAGTTCCTGAACATTATAATCTCTATCAATTAAAGGTTTAAGTTTATCAACATCACCTAGACCATTAACTTTTACTTTTGATCCCATCAACTTCCAGTATTCTTTTATCTGTTGTTTAGAAACTTTATCATTCATAAAAGTTTTCCAATTTTTAAAACAACTAAAATGTTCTCTAGATACATGAGCACTGCCTGATACCATTTTATAATCTATTCCATTATTTTGTAAAAATTTACTTATATCTTTATGAGTAGGGTTGCCTCTGTATGTAAATAAAAATGTTTCATTTGTATTTAAAATTTTATTAATTAAAACATCCTTTGCTTTACACCCTTGATTTAATCCAGGTATATAATATGATTTTCCAACAACATCAGTCGGAGTCCAAGTTCTTTCTGAAAGTCTACCCTTTTTTTCCCATACAGGTGAAATAATATTTCTACATATTTTATTAATCGTTTGACCACATCTTAAACCTTCAGTAAGTTCATTGGCCTTTGCTTGTTCCGTGTTAGCTAATTGATAAAAATATTCAGGGTCTGATCCTGCATATTCGTGAATAGTTTGATCAGCGTCTCCTATAAAAATAAATTCTTTTGCATATGTGGCTGCTTTTTGTAGAGCAGCTATCTGAGGTTTACTACAGTCTTGAGCTTCATCTACTATCAAAACATCTATATCAGTAGGTATAGCTGCATTAAATCTAAAGTTATCTATCATGTCTACAAAAGATATTCTTTTATGTTCTTCATTGTTTCTGTATTCATCATATTTTTCTTTTAACTTTAAAAGTCCACCTGGTCCTTGAAGACGGTAGTTTTGATAACGAGATCTATCACAAAGAGCCCAATACTTTTCAAGTTCTTCTTCAGAAGTTAAGTCATAACCCTTACCATGAGCGTGAGAAATAAACTCATAAAGAGGATGTTTATCCCAAGGAGTATTTTTTTTTACAATATTCATTCCTGAATTATCTTTACAAAAAGCCTTGTGATCTTCGTGCTCATATTTTTTTATATTTAAATATTCTCCTTTAAAATAAGAGTGAATAGTGCAGATTTGTTCCTGCAAATTTGTGTCTGATTGGTTTTCTAGTTCTGGTAATTTGTTTACAGCTTTTATAATTTCATCAGCTGCCGTATTTGTGTGAGATAAAATTACAATTCTATCCCAAGGAATATTTTTTTTTAAAAAACCAGCGTATTTGTTTTTTAGCCATTTGTGAGTTTTACCTGTACCAGGAGGACCTGGAATAAAATTTGGAATCTTTAAACTATTCATCACCTGCACTGTCTCCAATATAGACAGATTCTCCTTCCCATATTAATTTATTATCTTCTATTTTTTCTCCATTTATTACCCAAGCAACACAAGATTTTTCTTTGTATTTACCTTTATCTTTTTTACCATTTAAAATAGTTTGAACTTTGTGAACAAGATCTTGTCTTTTTAAATTAACTCTATTTTTTATTAATTCTTTTTCAAAATTGTTTAAATCAAATTCTATTCTTTCTTTTTCTTTATTGTAAAAAGGCAACTTATAAACAGCTAACTGTTCCTTGTCTGTATAAACACCTTTCGTATCTAAATAATCTAAGAAAAACATTTTAAATCTAGAATCTTCTTCTGCTTCTTTTACATATTCTTTTGACTGTTCTCTGTTGTAAAATTTAGCCATCATTATTTCTTCAAATTCTTTTGGTGTCATTCTAGGTATCCATACTTTTGCTTGACTCATAGCAATGTCACAAAACAATTTTAAATTCATAAGTGATTCACCATCAATCCAAATTTTTTTCTTAACTGTTTTTAAACCAACCCCATCTACATTTTTTTGTGGTACATTTAAATGTACGTAATATCTGTTTGCTCCATACTCTTCTATTTTTTCAATAGTGTCTTTCGATACCTGTAAAGATACATCTTTAAATAGACCTATCCAATTAAATAAACTTGTTATGTTTTTATGACTGTAGCCTGTAATTTCGTGAATTTTATTTATTCCAAATTTTCTAGCTGTGCTTCTACTTGAACTTCCTTTCTTTAATCTTTTTGCTAAGTCTTCATCATCTGCGTGTTCCGCGATCCGAGATACAAAATCATTTATTTCATCGTCCGTCCAATCTGAATGTTTAACTAAAATTCCTGCAATCGCAGTGCAATAATCATCTCTAGCTCCTGTGCTAGGATATATAATTGTAAGTGCCGCAGATAAAGCAACTTTGCCTACATCTATAGATAAGTTTCCTTGGTACTCTCTTATCTCTTCAAATTTTTCCCATCTTACATTTGTTTTTGATTTACTATGCAAAGAACCTGGAACTATAGTGTATCTTTTTTTCTCAGTACGTAGTTCACATATCATTGAACCATGTGGAAAATTTTTAAAATCTTTTTCAAATTCATCTGGTAATTTAAATTGTTTAAAAGGTATTTGGTTTCTGTTAGTCCAAAGATAATGACTTGTTGGGTTACCTTCTCGTCCAAAAATTGCACCGCAATCTTTAATATAATAATTAATAAATCTTTTTACAAATTCGTTGTCTATATCTAAATCAACATCGTGATCTAATCTTAATGCTATCTCTGCTGTTTCGTGATCCCTGTTCCATATATCTTTCTCTATTTTAAAATCTGGGTCAGTATACTTCTTGACCTTAGGCGTACCCTTTAGACAGGGTATAATTACCCTTCCCAACTCTAACCAATCTATATAATTTATAGGTTCTTTATTCATTTTATATCTTTTATTAAATTAAGAATGGGCGGTATCCACTCTCGCTTCTCCGCCCAATCCTGCAGGAAATTATAAACTAAATTCTTTTTTAGCTTCTTTAGTTTCAGGTTTAGCTTCTACTTCGCCTTTGCCAACACTAACTGCAAAGCTTTTAGCCATATCATAGATAGATTTATCTTTGACAGGACCAATCTTTGACACATCCCAACCAAACCAAGTTCCTTTGTCATTAGACATTTGAACTGTAGATAGTTTGTAAATGTGGCTATAAGTTGGCGGTGTGAATAAACCGTTAGCACCTTGTAGCTTTAAACCCATCATCATAGAGTTCCATTTTCTACTTACTTTTAATTGAGTAGATTTCATAGAAATCAATGCAGATTCTGCGCTATCTCCCACTACAAGTACAAAATGATTAGCAGTGTTTTCTAAATAGTTACCATTAGATAATCTATCTTTGTATGATTTATCTCTAGTCGTTTGACTAACGATATCACTATCTGCATCATGAATTGCAACAGGTGCACCTGTACTAGTACCTCTGTCTTGCCATTCAACATATTGTCTTTTGTAATGACACGGTATAACTTGTATTGAATCGTACAATTGATTTGTTACAGTGTTCATTATTTTGCCAGGTTTTGCGCCCTCGACATATTTACCATCACGTTCGTTTACCTCTGGTGATAGTTGTCCCAAAATTTTCAAGAATGGTAACGCAAGATCTTCTTGCGACATATTCTGGGCTCCTTGTTGTGCATCAGCTTCAAAATTTACTGCAGCTAATGCTCCTTCTTTTTTAGTTGTTACATCGTTCATGTTACTTGTTCCTTTTTATAGTTGTCTTATTCTCTGAGAACACCCCAAAGATTTCCGTTGGCATTTCTTTTCCTGCCTCAATACGCTCACGGACTAGCGCTTTCAAAGTCATGGGCTCAACCTTCATCTTTTGTGTCGGTTGAAACCCTTGACCTTTCGCAAGTTCAGCATAATTTGCTGCCTTGTTATCCTCGTTACGACCAAATGATACCAAGATCTCGTTCTTAATAATATCACCTAGTCCATTGTCCCGAAGCCAGTTAAACGCCGATTCTTTATTTGCTTCTGTAATAGTAGCACGATACGACGTTGAAACTTTAAGATGTGATCCATCTTGAAGTTTTAATTCTGCTAAACCCATCTCAGACATCATGGTTGGTATAACCTCCCCTGATATACGTTGGTATTCTTTTTTTAAATCTTTAATGTTAGTTTCACTTGCCTCTATTCTTTTGTGCAACCCCTCTAACATTTGTACTTGATCTGCAAGAGACTGAATGTTTTCAGTTTTACTCATTGCATCTTGTTGGTCTTGTTCAAAGTTAATCATCTATTTCTCCTTTCTCGTATAGATTAATCTCAATAGGATAATATTTTCTTTCTTGTTTATCCCACTTCAATACATTGTATTTGCCGTTTGTAATATCAGATACAATAGAACATGCAACACCAATGATTGCAGGATCTCCTGTTAATAATAAATAATCTTCTGGTGTATAATTTCTTAAACCTTTTCGTAATTTAAAAATTAAGGGACCAGGAGAAAAAATCATTTGAGAAAACTCTGGTAATAAAAAAGTAAAATCATTGGTTGTAGAATAAGCAGCTGCACCCATAATATTTATTTTAGGAGTACCTGCTTGGCTTCCTGGTATTTCTTGTATTACATAAACTTTTCTTTCTGACATTGACAAAAGATATAACATCTATTATATAGAAGTCAATAGAAAGAAGAAAATAAAATGAATTATAAATTTAAAACTAAACCTTATGCACATCAATTAACTGCATTGGAAAAATCTTGGAACAAAGAAAACTATGCTTATTTTATGGAGATGGGTACAGGCAAAACAAAAGTACTAATAGACAATGTTGCTATGTTGTATGATAAAGGTAAGATTGATAGTACTTTAATTATTGCACCTAAAGGTGTTGTTAAAACTTGGTATGAACAAGAACTTCCTACACATTTACCAGACCATATAGAGAATGTGTCTGTATTGTGGCAACCAAATATTACAAAAGGACAACAAGAAAAATTAGACTCTTTGTTTGAAATAGATAGTGCATTACATATTTTAGTTATGAATGTTGAAGCATTAAGTACAGAGAAAGGTGTTAAGTTTGCAACTAAATTTATTAACTCTCATAAAACTTTGATGGCAATAGATGAGTCTACTACAATTAAAACACCAACTGCTAGGCGTACTAAAAATATCATTAAGATAGGTTTAGACGCTAAGTACAAAAGAATAATGACAGGTTCTCCTATTACAAAGAATCCATTAGATTTATACACTCAGTGTGAGTTCCTTGATCCGTGGTTATTAAACTTTGCTTCTTACTACGCATTTAGAAATAGATATGCAGAAATGAAAACGATGCATATACGTGGACGATCTATTCAAGTAGTAGATAAGTTTCAAAATTTAGGAGAGTTATCAGATATAGTAAAAGAATTTTCTTACAGAGTATTAAAAGAAGATTGTTTAGATTTACCTCCTAAGGTATTCATTAAACGACATGTAACTTTGACAGCTAATCAAAAAAAAGTTTATGAACAGATGAAAGAACA